AAAACCATCATTTACCGCGGGCGGGTGGATGCGCCCGAAGTCGGCGACGCGTTCGAACCGCTCAACTTCACCATTTCGGCGGAAGATTACGAAGACACCGCCGACATATTGAGCGAAACCCAAATCATTGACGCCAAGACCCACCCTACGGGCTTATCCAAGGCGGGTGAAGGGTATTACTATCCGGTGGTCTTCGGAAATCCGGGTGAAGGGCGGCCGGCAACGTATGCGTTTCCGTACAATAGCGATTCGCACAACCCCCAACGCGCCAACAAGGTGGTTGTCAGTGCCCGGCCGGTCATTGAAACGGCCGTGAACTTGTACCAGGATGACCGCCAAAACGAACGCGAGTTGCCCGGTTCACCCTACACCATCCAAAGCGAATTGGACGCGTTGGGGCAACGCTTGTATTTTGTGGACATCACCACCGAAACGACGGACGACCGGGAACACGGGGTTTTCTTCGTCAGTTGGGACAATGGAGGCGCCAAGTCGAGCACCACCACCGGCGGCGTGGACACCGTGGGCAAGCTTGTGGCCGAATTGGCGTACTTGTCGGATGTGCCGGTGGACATGCCCGCGCTACGGTCGGCGGTGGAGTCCATGCCGGGCAAGGTCGGGTGGTTTATCGACGAACCCACCAAGCCCATGGACGCGTTGGCCGATGTGTTGGAGGCGTTGCCGGTGTCGCTGTATTCGTCCGAAAATGGATTGGCGGCGGTACGGGTTGACCTTGACCGGGCGGCCAAATTTGCCCGGCCATTGGTGGAGGGTCTGAACGCATGGCGCCAAGGTCCGGTCCGTAATGTCAAGCGGGCGGAAGACGCGGCGGGCACCATCGTGGTGGAGTATGCGCCGGACCGAATCCGCGACAAGGAAACGCGCCGGGTTCGTGTGTCCGTCAACCCGGACCCCGCCACGCTTGCCAATGCTTCGGTTTGGTCCCGAACGTCAAGCACGCCGGACACCGTGCAAAACTTCCGGTTGCCGTGGACCTATAGCGCGTCTACCGCCATGTTTGTGGCCACGTGGCTGGGCAAGCGCCAAACCATAAGCGAACGCGTCATGAGTGTGGAGCTCGAAGCGCGTTTGGCGTGGTCGTTGCCCATGGGGGCGCACATCAAATTCACCGACCCAGCATTGGGCATGGATGGCGTGGTGGGCATGGTGACGGCCAAAACCTACACGGACGAACCCATGTGGCTTGTGGAACTCGCTTTTTATTCGGACACAAGCCAAATGGGGCGGGCAACACCGGCCGAAGCAAACCCAAACGCCCCAACCGTTGCCCCCGCCTGATTTGTGCGATACTTGATGCAAAATTGGAGACACCATGGCCACCGTTGCGATTGCCTCACCATGCGCCACCAAAACCGTGGCCGTTGCCGCTACATGTAGCAAAATCACCTTTGATGACACCATGCAAGGCAAGTTGTCCGGGCTTTACTTGTACTGCCCAACCGAGTGCCGTTACCAAATCGTGGAAGCGTCAAGCCTAGCCGATGGCGCGGCGGCGCCGGCTTCGGACTACATGGTGATTCCGGCGGCCACATTGGTTCCCGTGCCCATTTCATTGGTTGAGGAATACGATAACGCGTTGGTGGTGTGGTGCCCGGGCGGTAGCGACACCATGAGCGTTGCGCCGTATCCGGTGACCCGATGACCATTAAGCTTGCACCCATCGGCGGCGGTGGTGGTGGCGGTGTCGACCCCGTTTCACAATCGAACGTGGTGCGGTTCGCCAAAGGCCAACCCGTGTTGACGGACCCGGGCGGCGAAATTTCGTCGTGGTCTTATGATGAAGACACCGGCACATTGACCGCAACGTATGCCAACAACCTGAGCGGACCTCTTACGCCATCAACCGCGCCCCATTTTCGTTGGCCTTTGACCGGCTTTGACGGCGTGGACATCGTGCAAACGGGCGGCGACCATCATTTTTGGGCGCTTCCGGTGGTAACCGACATCACATGGTCAGGGCCGGCAAGCGACGATCCAAGCGTCGCGGTCGGCTTTACGAACTCGACGACCCCAACGGCGGGTCAGGGCGTCGTTGCAATTTGGACAAAGGTTGGTTCTAACGCCGGTATTTCGTGCGCCACGTGGGCACCTATTGGAATGTATAGCGTCACGCCGATCGATACCGCACCCAGCCAGGCGACGACGGGCGCGCTGCTTGTCTGGTCGCCTCGGTCGATTTTCGGGGCAAATGGGTCGGACATGGAAACGCCCCGCGCGTGCGCCATTGGCCCGGCCGGCGATTATGACACCGGCCACGAAGCCAACTTCAATGGGGTGTATACTTATTTTCGATCGGCTGTCTATCTGGATGTCTGGCTTGGTTGCGCCCAATATTCGGGCGGCGCCGGCACCGTCACGGCGGGCGAAACCATCACGTGCACCGTGGCCCAATTGGCCCCGCCGCTATTCCCGCGGTTTTTGGGCGCCAACTTCGTGAAGCCGGCCTAAGTCGTGCCCTATATCCGCACCATGCCAACGCGTTTTGCGCCGTTAAGCCCGGACACCGTGCGGCGGTATCGGGACATGGCCGCCGAACAAGACGTGTCTGCGGTGGCGCGGTCCCGGTCCGGTTTTACAACCGCGTATCTCCGGGCGGGGTCTTTGGCGGACATGGGCACCGACAGCGACGGCACACCGTGGACCGCCAAGCGCATTGCGTTTTTGACGCGGAATGTGGCGCGGATGGTGGAAACCCGCGAGGACTACTTTGACGAAGACGGCAACCCGACAAGGCGCCACCTTGCGTTGATTATGTGGGCGTGGTCGCCTGAACCTTCCAAGCTTTAAGGGGGAAGTTTGCCAAATGCACCGGCCATTACGTGGGTTTTATTGGGCACCGGTTTGGGGCTATCCGTGTGCATCGCTATAGTGGTGCAGCTGGCCAAAGCCATTGCCGATGCGTGCGGAGCTCGTGAACTGGATTGGTGGGGCAAGGTCCGGGCGCCGGCACTCAAAACCGCCGCGCTTGTGATTGGTGCCATTTTGGGCGTTGTGGTCATTCCCGAAGCCGTGGCCATGGTGGAAGCCTACCAGGTGCCAAAAAGCCTTGCGGCGGTCGGCGGGGCGGGTTGTGGCGCGGCTAGTGAGTACGTGTACCGGTGGGTGCGGTCATCGGTGCCGGGTTTGCTTGACGCCTTGCACAAACGCGTGGCGGGGATTGTGGGCCGTGGTTGATTTGGCGGCCGGTCTAATGCT